GCGACAATGCCTTCCCACACCGTGCCGTAATTCTCCCGGTAGGTTTCAAGGGCTTTGAGTTCTTCTTCTTGAGCCTTGCGCCGCGCTTCCGCTGCCTCCTCTTCCGCCTCCGCCTTGATTTTTACTTTTTGATTTTCGAGTTCGCTTTGAACTTCCAGCAATTGGTCGCTATATTCTTTTTCTCCGATCACGTTGTTGGCATAGGCGACTTTTAAAAGCCCATATTCCCGATCCGCCCATTCCTGCGCCCTGGCCAAACGCTTTTCCGTTTCCGTGGCTTGGATATCGGTCAGGCTTTGCTCGTATTCCTGAAATGCCTGCACCCCTTTTTCCGTGTCGTAGATCTCGACATCCGTCGTTTCACCGGATGTTTTCACCTTCCCGGTTTTGCCCGGTTTGATTTTCGAGTTCTCGATCGCCTCGCGCATTTTTTGGGTCAATGCAGCCATGGCCGCCATTGCATCGGGTAACGATTTTTTTGTCCCCTCCGCCACGGCCGCGGCCGGATTTTTGCCGGACCAAGTCTCCATGGCTTTATCCATTAAAGCCGCCGACGCCCCAAAAGCCGCGTCCATTTGCTCTTGGATATCTTGAACACGCTTATTTGAGTCGGCATCTTTACCGCCCAAAGCCCAAGCTTCGGCTTTCGCTACGAGGCTCCAAAATTTTAGCGCATATCCGTATGCGTTCATGATCCCGGAGGCCACCCATTGAAACCCGCCATAAACTTTTTCGAGAGCCCACATCAAACTTTTGCTGAGGGTTTCCGTCAGATCTTTCATTTCGGTCTTGAATCTCTTAAAGTTTTCAAGGTTGTTTCCGACGACCGCTCCGAATTGGGCCTGACGGATGGTGATATTGGCCACCGCCAGATCCAGGAGACTGACGACTTCCGCGCCGGACGAAATTTCCCGATTGAAAAGATTCATCTGCTCTTTAGTCACCAACCCCATTTGTTGCAATGCCCGCGGGGTTTTATTGGCCACCGCATCCACAATCTCGTCGAACACCGTGGAAATTTCTTTACCGGAAGCACGCGCCACTATGCGCGCCCCCTCGGCCAATTTCACCAAGTCATCACCCTTGAGATCCTGGGTCAGGCCCTTGATCGCTTTTTGCATCAAATCCGTATCGTCGATGGTCCCGGCCGAAGCCTTTTTCATGGCCGCGATGATCCGGCCTGCGTTCTCGCCCGCCGAGGCCGCGACCTGTTGCAACGATTCCTCGACCTGTTGCGCCTTGGCCCCTAATTCCGCGAATTCGAACACTTTCTGCGCGCCCGCCCACACCGCCTGAATACTCGTACTCATGGCCGAAAACTGCACCGCCAACTTGGTAATGGATCCGCCCAACCAACCCAAATTCTTATTGATCGACGCAATCGCCGCCCCGGTCTTGTCGGTTGCTTGGATGATGATTTGGATGTCGCGGTCGCTCATTTTTTTGCTCCGCAAAAAAGGTTTCTGGTTTCTGGTTTATCGTTTCTGGTTTCCCAACTCATAAGGGTCTCCGAATTCTTTTGAACAACTATCACAGTGATCCAACTTCGCTTTTTTGCAGGACCTGCAAAACTTCTCCTGATTCGTTTCCGCTTCCTTGCCGCCCACCCCCAAGAACGCGAGCACCGCTTCCCGGAAAAGAATCTCGCGCGTGCGCCATTTCAGGAAGGGCTTGCATTCGTCGAAGGTAAATCCCCACTCGATTCCGTCGCGCTTGGCGATATCGCCTCCGCAGAGGGTGACGAGGAGTTCGTCGAACCAATCCCCTTCATCCCCTTTGTGATTCCCTCCAGCAACCCCTGGATCTTTTCCCAGAGTGATGCTATCGGGTTCAAGACGAAAAAATCGTCAATGACCTGAATTGCCGTTTCCACTTCAAGATTGAACTCGTTAAACTCTTCCGCCAGTTTTTCGAGATCCTTGTCCTTGATCGCTTTCCCTTCTTCGGTCAACACCACTGCCAACGCCAAGGGCAAATTGTCCCCAAGCGCCGCAATCAACCCCGCCGTACCCGCGCCCGCCGGGATCCGAATCGTTTTCAACACCTCGATCAATTGCCGCATCTGCCCCAAAACCAACTTCTTTAGGACATACGTTTTCCCGTTGATCTCATATTTATATTTTTCCATATCCCCTCTCCTGTTTTAGCTAAAAAATTCTCCTCTTAACCTTGGCGCCTTTGCGTCTTGGCGCGAGAACTTCCTAAAATGTTGCTATCGGCGACAACAACACGGACCTTATCGCGCTCGCATCCGCATCGACGTTGTAATAGGCCGTAAACCCCAACTCCACCACCAGGCCGGTCGGACCCGGAACCACCGGGCTCTTGGGCTTGAAAACCACTTCATCAAAATAAAATGAAAGCTTCTCGTTGCCCGCGCTCGCTCCCGTGCCGGCACCCTTGGTCAAGTGCAGCTCCAGCGCCGTTTCCGTATGCGCGATGGCCTTGGCCAAAAGAACATCGTCCAGGAACAAACAGGTCACGGACCCCTCAACCACGGCCGCACCATCCGGGCAAGAATAGCGTTGACCCGTGCCGTCGATCACATAGCTGTTGTCGTCCAGGTTATTGGCCAACGAGAAATTAAAATCCGTGCCCGTGCCGAGTGCGCTGCCGCCCTCTTTGATGCTGACCTCGAACCCGTCAAAGGGCGTGTGCCCATTATCCGTGGCCGTGGCGTCGAACGTGGCCGCGCCGATCGTTTCCTTGGCGCCGATAATCGATACCCCGGCTTCGATGATTCCATCCGGCTTGGTGCCCATCTTGAACGAACCGACTTTACAGCCGTTATAAAGAAAATATTTCGGCACCGCCAAGTCGGTGAATTGTTTTTCAATACACATCCCAACCGGCAAAGCCGCGATCTTGTAGGTATGGGTATAGGGCGCCGCGGATCCCACCACGCCGTAAGACCCGAATATGTGCTTGCCCAGGCGACCGATATTTTGGGGTGAAAGCTCAAAAGCAATATCGCCCGCCACGTTCATATTGCCGCGTCCCGGTTTTTGCGGGTTGCGGTTGGAGCGGATGGTTTTGCTTTGCGAAAACGCCCGGTCGAGCGAGAGCGATTCGCTGATAAAAGGGAACACCATCGCGTCCGGAGTGGGCGTGGTTTTATACACCGTTTCTGTATCGAAAATAAGTCTTGCGTTTGCACCGCTTTGTTGAGCCATCTTGAAACCTCCTTATTCTCGCGCCAAGGCAGTAATTTTAATTTTCACAAAATTACTTTCGCAAAGGCGCAAAGTTTTAAAAATTATTTTATTCCTGCTTTCTTGGCGTCTTTGCGCCTTTGCGCGAGTTTTCTTCTTCTTTCTCTTCCCAAATTTTGACCCGCCCTTTGCGCAACAACTCCTTGGCCAGATCGTCCGGAACCTCTTTCGGTTCGCCCTTGCGGAAATCGCCCGCCGCGCTGAAATTCATCATCGGCATGCCCTCGTCGTAAAATACTTTCATGGTTTTCCTCCTTTTATTCTCGCGCCAAGCCGCAAAGACGCCAAGTTTTAAAAATTATTATTATTTCTTCTTTGCGTCTCTGCGTCACTGGAGTGATTTCAGTGTTGAACCAATTTTAAGTAACACAAAATTGGGGGTTGCTTGAAATCACGTCCTTTGCGCGAGTTTTCTTTATGTTCGTTCCGTCACGACTATGCTCAAATCGACGATATGAAACAACCTGCCCCCCAACTCGTCCGTGTCGATGCTGTCGACCTGTAATAATTCCGAACTTTGCGCCGTGCCGCCCAATTTGCGGTCGCCCGCGAACTTCGTAAAAATCGCCTCTACCAAAGCCTGCACCGCGGTTTCCGAATCGGCCAAATCGTCGATCTCGTAAAGTCCATGAATCGCGTACTTGTACTCGCGCTCGATATGCCCGATCGGGTAATCCTTGGCACCCGTCGATTGCCGATGAATCACCCAACCGTTAATTTTGGCGCTCGATGTCATGATCGAAAAATATTCCGCAATGCTCCGGCTGAATCGTTCCCGGCCATGCACCACCCCGATCCCGCTCACCGCTTCCAGGTCGGTTTTTATTTGGGCTCTGATTAATGCTTCACTCATGATCCAAAACCATTTCTCGCGCCAAGACGCAAAGACGCAAAGGGTTTTAAAAATAAAAAATATTCTTTTCTTCTTGGCGTCTTTGCGGCACTGGAGTGATTTCAGTGTTGCTTGAAATCACGTCCTTTGCGCGATAATTTCTTCATATCTTTTCCGCGCCCGTGACGTACCGCTTGATATTCGCATAAATCTTATTCTGTAAATTCTGCCGAATAGTGCTTTCTTCTTTCTTGAAAACAGGATTGATCAAAGGCCTTGCCGGTACTTTGATCTCGGTCGTGCTCTTGGCTAAAGGCATGCCCATGGCAAAAGCCAGGCGCCGCATACGCGGGGTGATCGCAATGCGCATTCCGCCGGCGTGATGCTTGGCCCACTCCTGCATTTTGCGATTATTATTTAGGAAACCGATACTCATGAGCATATCGTCCGGATCGTATTTATAACGCACCGCACCCGCCATGCGTTGTAAGGCGTCTTTGGTGGGCGTGCCCACCCAGGCCTGGCCGTATTGCCGCACGCGCGTCTTCTTGCCGCGTTCGCCCTTCCAAATCGTACGGAAATTCTTTACCGATTGAATCCCGCGTTGCCCGTGGCGCTTGCTCATATAAGACGTATGTGGGTTTTGCTTTTCCCACTCGCCGTTCGGCCCGCTCCTTTGAATGGCAAGTTTGATCAACTCGCGCATGCGGTTGCCCTCGCTCTTGAAAGCCGAAGAAACCGCCCGGGTCGCGAACTTCG